CGTCATCTTCTAGAGAAACGATTTTATTTTTAGCTACAAAATTAGTAGATTCAATCGAAGATATATAATTCTTAGGATGTTGACTAGTAAGCGCCGCAAAATTATTTTCAATTTCTTGAGCAAAATCAATATCGTAGTTTGTGTCAGCGTTTAATGTAGGAGTTATTAATCTTATAGGTCTCACGATAGTATCATTGCTTAGAATACTTCTGTCCGCAGCGTCTATAGCATTAATAAAATTACTATAGCGTAATGTTTTATTAAAATCATCAAGATATGCGCTATTAAATGCGTTTATTGCAGTCAAAACTTCTTGTTTAATTGATTCGCTATTTAAAGATGTAATATTTAGATTATAACGAACCGTTGTAGTAACATCCACATACATAAAATCTGGATCAATAAACACTGGATCAATCGAAAGAGAAGATCTTGGCTTAATGAAATTATAATACTGTTGCTTTCGAATATCAGGAACACCATCTACGTTCTTAAGATCTACTGCAATATAAACCTTTCCATATACAGGAGGAATTGCTTCTTCTCCACCATACACTGATACTGCATTGATTTCTGGGAAGTTTAAAAGGAGAAGATTTCTATAGTCTTCAGCAGTCACTGCTCTTTCTTGAGTAGTAAAATATCTTGGAGCATTAAATTTAACTGACTCAATAGATTCATGAATAGCACCCTGAGCGGCTGCAGATATAGTAGAAACAGCTACGTTTGAAAATCCTCCAATAGTGCCATCAGATGTAAACTTAAATGCACCGTTTGGAAGTTCACCTTTACAAATGCGATATTCACATACGACTATTGAGTTATCTTTTGGTTTTCTTCCAAGCACTCCGTCGCCAAAAAGAATTTCATACTTATCGTTTTCTGCACCTTGAACAAAGAATATCTGAGAATTGGCTTGTTTATCAAATAAAGAAGTTGCTCTTAAGTATGATAAGATTTGAGCACCATTGTCTTCGATAACCGTTACTGTTAAAGAATCAGTGTCTATTGTAGGATTAGAAAGAACAAATCTTTGACGTGTATCTACATTATTTACGGTAAATGTATCATTTACATATTGACCTTCATAGATTATGATTTGATCGGAAACAAACGTGCTATTGGCCCCGGAAAATACTATGTTTTGATCAGTTGTAAAAGTAAATGTATTAGAACCAATGCGCGAATTAAACGACGTGCCCTTAGGCATAGTTATCGTTGCAGTGTTACCAGTAGTCTGAACCGTTAAAGTAACAGAGGCGCGGGCTGACTTGAATGATCTTGGAGTATAGTTAAGTTCTTTTGCTCGAGAAATAACACTCTCACGTAACTGAGCGCTATCTAAGAACATTTCGTTACCAATCATGTTCAAATAAAATGTATTCATATATGAATTATATGAAAGCACATCGAGCAATACGTTGATATTGCTTCCATCAAAATCATAATCTTTAAAAACATCTTGTGTTTTAAGATAAGTTTTAAAACTGTTTTTAAGAGAAGTAAAGTCTAAGTTTACTAAGTTTATACTTGTGTTTGTAGCCATTATCTTACTCTAATTAGAGGTATGTTTATCGTTATCGGATTAATGATCGTAGTAGTATAAAAAATTATAGTCACTACGTATCCATTCTGTTCTGGATATCCCGTCACTATTACATCTATAAGTTTAGCTCTGGGTTCATGATTTTCTATAGTACGAGTTATTTGTGTTTTAAGAGAAGCTTCAGTTTGAGAACATATTGGTTCAAAAAGAAAGTTTCTAAGATTCGATCCTATAGTAGGTTGAAAGAGTCTTTCATATTTATTAGTCAATAATAGATTTCTTATAGAACGAGTAACTGCTACTTCATTTTTAATCGTCATAAACTGTTTAGAATCGGGATGGGCATTAAAATTAGTCAAAAAATCTGAATATAAAAACTGTTCTTTAGATCTTGTTGCTGAATATCTATCTGCTACTGAAGGTGATGCCATCTCTGAATTCCTATTTAGATAAACGTATTTATTAAGATCCTACAAAAACATTATCACTTCCAGAACTTGCAGAAGGAGCACAATGATCTCCACCTTCATCTGGACAAAGAGAATCTGCACTTGCAGAATTTCCATTTATGACTACTAATTTACCATTAATAAAAACGTTTTTGCATACAGCTATTAGATTTCCTTTTCCATGTGTATTCAGATCATCATTGACAGACACTAATTTTCCATTGGCAAAAACAGTTGATTGACCGGAAACTATAGTGGTCGCTCCACATGATCTTGAATCGCTATTTCGATGTATTGCTGGCATTATGGATTCAAATTAATCTTAGAACCTATCAAGGTCATTTCACCTTTAGATTCTATCTTGCAAGTACCATTAATTTTAGTATCAAGATTACCATCAATCTGTATGTTTACGTTACCTTTAACAGTTATCTTTACATCACCTTGAACAAAAACTTCATCATTTTTAGCTAAAATAGTATAGTTGTCTCCAGCAACTTTTGTCACTGTTCTTCCATCTGCGCTAATTTCTACATATGTGCCAGACTTATGATATAAATGAATTCGTTCTGCATTTGGTGTATCGTCTATTTCTATTGTATGACCGCTCTGAGTGCGTGTAACTTTATTGTATGGATACTTTGAACCGTATGTTGTTTCTGGTTCTGGACCCATCAAAGGTTTTGATTTCCATGTATTCACTTCTCGCGCAAGTTGTGGTACATCATGCTTTTTTATATCACCTTCTTTGATAGCTGGAATAGTTCCCACTATAACCGGTACTTTTGCAATGGATCCATCAGCAAAAAAACCAAAAACATGGCTACCCACTAAAATGCCAGTTGGTGATGTGCCTACTTCGCCGTGTTCTGGAGTCTGATAACTTGCACTAGTGATCGGCAATAGCGGCATTGCCCAAGGTAAGTTTTCATCTTCTGTTTGATCGTGAAAGTTGTCTATACGTATTTGACATTGACCAAGTTTATCAGGATCATTTATATTGACTACGTCAGCCAGAAACCAAACAAAATTATTTTCACCAGCAAACCTATTCACGTGTCAAATCCTCCGGCTTTGCCGTATGTTGCATTTATAAGTTCCATAGAACTAAAATATCTAAAATCTAAATTCTGTTTACTCATAGAATGCCTTATATGTGATATTAGATATTCTCCTGATGTAATGTCAGAATTTTCAGATTTTTGCTTTCCTCCTACTTTAGTTAAAGCTTTAGGTTTAGGAGTTTCCAATCTTATTCTATATCCTGCAGATAAGTAACTATCTCCCCAAACTAATACACGAACTATATTTTGAGTCAACATCGATATAAATGCATGACCATAACCAAGCTTATCTTCCATGTATGTGTCTGGTACACCAGAACTTTTAATCATATTAAATGTTTTAGATGGTTGATTTCCATATTGTGATTCAAATGAAGCAGAGTGAATAGGTTTTGCTCCTTTTGCATATTCAAATTCTTGTTGTGCTTTTGAATAATTAAAATCTTTTGTAACTTTATTACGGGTTTTAATATCAATACTTTTAGTTCTATTATTTAGAGCGCCTTCACTCATCAGTTTAGCGGTATTTTGTTGAGATATATGGTTATATCCTAAAATATTTCTATAAGTAATATTTTTTACATCGGATCTAGAATCAGAATCATAAAAAAACATAGCATCTTTTATAAGTTTTATCTGATCAGATAAAATGAATTCTATAGGAACAAAATTGAATCCCATTTTATTTTCAAAAAAGACATATACGTTTGATTTATATCTATTAGATGTAGCGCGCTGTTTAAGCATGTCAAGCACTTGAAACGGTTTAACTAGTAGAAAATCCAATTCTTGGATACCTTTTGTACCTCTGGATTCAGTAATAATCTGTTTTTTTGTTTTAAGATTATTAGTTAATATAGATCGCACATACGTATCAATTGTGCCACCACGAAGACCCTTAAGTGAAACTGCTTTAGCATTTTCTATTATTTCAATAGACGTTAAATGCAAATCGTAACTAGATCCTGATGCATTTGGATCCATAACTACATTTTCTATAGAAGTAACTAATAATTCAAATTTTCGTGGAGGAACAGGATCATCACGCGATGGAGTAGTAAACTGTATTAAAACTTTACATTTTTCTGCAAGTAATGGAAACCCTTCTCGTATATTTACTTTATCAACAATATTAATTCTACCAAAAATTACTGGAGAAAGAATCGATTCATATATATCAAAATGTTGTACTTGTTCAATAATATTTACTGTTTTAGTTTCATCTATATTAACTATAGATATCTGTTGTATAGTTACATCACCTGGAGAAAAAGATTTTATGGCCATTACTGATTCATTACCTGATTAAATGCTGATTGTATCATTCCAGTATATTTACTATCAATCAAAATTATATTTTTCTTAGATTCATTTAATTCATTTTCATAGTCATATGCCGTAACAGGAGAAAAATATGCTACTTCATTTTCTGTAAGATTTTCTTTTATAGTGGTAATAGTAGAAGGAGATGCATTTGCAGAAGAATCTTGTCCAGTTATATAATATGTAGTGTTATTACTAAATGTTCCAGTTATGTGCTGAACGCTAATTACGGTCGTATTACTAAACGTAATAAATCCTGTAGCTCCAGAAGTATCTTGAATTACTTTTTCATTTGTCTGAAATTGTGCATTTCCACTTAATGTAACATCTAACGTTAAGATTTTATTTGTGGTAATAATAGTATCATCTTTAATTCTTTCATAACCTATGATGTTATTATCGAAGTTTACGCTTGGAGTCCAATACTTTTTAGTCTCACTTGGTAAAGCCGTATATCCTGAAATTGTCAATATTCTATCGTCTTGATCATAGTTATTACGATAAAATTTTATCGTCTGATTAACTTTTCTGAGAGATCCATATTTTTTAATAAGAAATGCTTCGAAATCTGTACTTGTTAATGGAGCATCATAATATGGATCTACGATTTCATTTGCTAGATGGACTATCCATACGTTATCAACATCATCATAATAATCGAATGATAAGTTTTCAAGTCTTAATCCAGAAGATGATCCTTCTTTTAAAACATATGGATAATATGTAGATTGACTATTTTTAAATTCATCAACAATTTTAGCACGACTTAAAATATTTCGAACAAAGTTATTTGCATATGTAATTACAGGCAAATTGGAAAAATATTTCATTTATTATAGCTCGTTTAATTATTCGTTCTTAATAGATCGGCTGCTGACGATAAAATGCTAGATGCACCGCTTTTAGCAGACTGATAAGCTTTATCTGCTGCTTCTGAAACATATCCAGCGATATCTCCAATATTATTATTTTGTCCAAAATCATTTGCTGTAAATACTTCAATTTCATGAAATGTAAATGAAAATGTAACAAATACTGGATTAGTCGATGAGTCATCGAAAAAACTTAATCCACCTGGAGTATAGTTTACATTCATACCTTCTATCAATCCACGCTTATAAATCGGCATTGTTTGATCTCTATTCCATGGATGCAATGTTAATTGAACCATATGTGGATAAGCCATTAGATTTTGCGCACTAGGAGAAACTTCTGGCAATATACGTTTTTTAAACATCTTAATAATATATTTAATCATAGCAGATTCTTGTACATTTCTAGGAGAAAATGTCCATGAAAATTCTATAGCAGGCCTTACGTCTACGCCTTGGAAAAAAACGGATACGTGCGGGTTAGGAATCATCCCCGCTTTTTGACCTAGAGTGCCAACTACTTGTTCGCCAGAAACACCTAATACAGCACCGACAGCACCTCCGACGGCTTGTTGACCAGCCTGAGCAGCAAATCCTGCACTATCATTTAACAATGTTTTAATATCAGATGCGCCTTGTCTCGAAAATTCTTGTTTTGCACTTTCAAGTTGACCAACTACTGCACCCAATAATCCGGTATCTTGTGGGCTCAATCTTACAGCAAAAGTATCAGCTAACTGCTGGGGTAAAGGTAAATTTGCTGTAAATTCGGAATGAAATTTAACTTGATTTAATGCAGAAGGCCTATCATATTTCATAAACTCTACAGATAAGTAATGATTTCCAAGATCAGGTGGATAAGTAATAGACTCTGTATCGCTTTCTCTTTGTGATTTTGGTATGTTTTGTTCTGGATCTGAGCTAGAACTAGAGCGTCCTGAAACCAATTGTTGCTGTGTTATTCTAGAGAAATTACTTGTTAGATCAGTATCTCCTTGTAAAAAATTAGATAATGAATCTAATTTGGAAGCTGCTACAGATCTTAATGAATCTAATGATAATCCAGATTTACTTAATCCAGAAATAAAATTACCAGCTGAACTCGTTAATGACGAGGCAACACCAGTTACTTGCGAAGCAATAGTTTTACCAGTATCTGCTGCAAAATTTAATGGATCGAATGCCATTAGTGTTCCTCTTATAAATAAAACTATGAGCTATAAAGGTTATTTTAACGCCAAGTATCCGCAAAAATATAAAGGTAATCCAACTAATATTATTTATCGCTCTTCATATGAGCTTAAGTTGATGACTTACCTTGATCGTAATCCAAATGTCGTGCAGTGGGCAAGCGAAGAATTCTTCGTGCCTTATAAGTCACCTATTGATGGCAAAGTTCACCGATATTTTCCTGATTTCTGGGTCAAGAAGAAGAATAAAGAAGGACTAATAGAAACTATAGTAATAGAGGTTAAGCCTAAATCTCAGACTATAGCTCCTACTCCAAAAACACAGATCAATAAACAGTATTTATATGAAGTTCAGACATGGGGAATAAATCAGGCGAAATGGGAAGCGGCGAATAAATACTGTTCTAGTAGAGAGTGGAAATTCATGATAGTTACGGAAAAAGAACTAGGTATAATGTTCTAATGGAAGAAGATACTCAAGAGACTATATATCAAACTATATTGAAGCAATCACACACTGAAACATTTAAGCGAGAAGAAGAATCGCGAAGATGGTTTAGACGTAAGGCTACAGAAATAAGTAAAAATAAAACTGTTCCTACAAAAATAATTTTAGAAAAAGAACATGTTCCCTCTATTAAAAACATTAAACAAGTAGGTAGTCTTTTTCTATATAATTATTCGCCTAAACATAAAAATACATTAGACTATTATGATACGTTTCCTATAGTATTTCCATTTAAGATGGTTACTCAAGGATTTTATGGATTGAATTTACATTATTTGCCAGTTCCATACAGAGCTATCTTTATGGATAACATGTATTCTCTTTTAAATTCAAAAGATGTGGAGCAGAGCACTACACGCTTGGCTAAAATGACATATAATGTTTTACAATCAAGAACGAATTTAAGATTTTTTAAACCGTGTATACACATGTATTTGCATAAAAATATAAGATCTAAAATAGCCTTTATTCCACCAAAAGAATGGGAATTAGCTTTATTTTTGCCGCTACAAAGATTTCAGAAGAAATCGGAAACTGTAGTTTGGAAAGAAAGCCTAAATACGATTAAACAAGGAACAAAATAAATGTCAGGTCCATCAACGTTTACTGACGCTATAACTAGTAAAATTTCTAGTTTTTTAGGTATCAATGGCTCTTTATCAAAAAGAAAGAGTGCTGGATTTGATATTGAAGAGTTTAGAAATAATTTGGGTGCAAGATCTATATTGCCTACGAATTTATTCTTAGTATCTCTTTACCCGGTTAATAAAAATTCATTTACTGAAAATAAAGTTAATCAGTTGATGCAAAGTGAACGATTAGATCCTAAAACTCTTAGTTTTTTTTGTATGAAAACTGATTTACCAGGAGTAGATCTTGCAGTAGAAGAAAATATAATACATGGTGTTGGACCTGTAGAAAGATTTCCTCATACTGCAGTGTTTGGTGATATAGAACTTCAATTTATTGGAGACGGCAAAGGAAATGTCATGTCGTTTTTCCAAAATTGGATGAATAGCATAGTAATGTTTGATGATAGAAAAGCAACAAATTCATTCTTTAAAGTTGCGTATAAAGATTCATACACATGTAATATAGAAATTTTAGTATTTAATCCACAGTCTGACGTAATATTTAGATATCAGATATTAGATGCATTTCCATATAGATTATCACAAATAGCTATGAATTGGGCAGATCAAAATAGTATGATGAATATTGGTGTAAATTTTTATTATAAGACGTGGCATACTGATAGATTTGATCCATCAGGAACAGAATCTTCTTTTGGATTATCAACATTCCAAAAAATAATGAAGTTAGGGTCTATTGCGTCAACAGTAGCATCATTAAAGAAACCTCAAAGCGTAGGAGATGCTATT